GAGGAAGGCAACACACCACTACCCGCAGATGAAGGAGCAGCATAATGGCGTTAACACAAGTACAACCCGGAGTGGGCGGTGTTGGAACACCATATAACGTAGATTATTTAATTGTCGCTGGTGGCGGAGGTGGCGGTCCATCTGGCGGTGGCGGAGCTGGCGGTGGCGGAGCTGGCGGCCTTTTGTCAGGAACAACCACTTTAAGCACTGGAAACGTTTATACAGTCGTTGTTGGCGCTGGTGGTGCTGGTGGCACAGGCGGAGGAAGCCCAGTTAATAATGGCTCTAACGGAAGCAACTCTTCAATCACCAATAGACTAAGTAATTTTACTGCGTTTGGCGGAGGTGGTGGCGGCGGAAATAGCTCCGGCGGATTAATTGCTGGTTCGGGAGGAGGCTCCGGTGGCGGCGGTGCTGCTGGATACCCGAACAACGGGGCTGCATCCGGAGGCTCTGGTACTTCTGGTCAAGGATTTATTGGTGGCAGCGGTTATCAAAATAATGGTGCTATTGCTCGAAGATCGGCTGGTGGTGGGGGTGGTGCTGGCGCAGTTGGCATAAATGGAACATCAAGCGATGTAGGTACACAAGTAGGTGGTAATGGCGGCGCTGGTGTGGCTTCTTCTATCACCGGTTCTTCAGTAAATTATGCTGGCGGTGGCGGCGGTGGGGCACAAAGCGATAGTGGTACAAGCACGGGTGGAACTGGAGGTTCTAGCATAGGGGGAACGGGGGCTACTAATTCAACCAACGCAACAAACGGAACCACCAACACTGGTTCTGGAGGCGGGGGTGGTGGACATTCAGCTCAAACTGTTGGTGTTGGTGGTTCTGGTGTGGTTATTCTTTCGGTACCAACTACTAATTACACAGGAATTACAACTGGCTCTCCAACCATAACAACATCAGGTTCAAATACTATTGTTAAATTTACTGCTTCGGGGAGTTATACAGCATGAGCCACTTTGCAAAAGTTTTAGGCAATAAAGTTGTTAATGTGATTGTTGCTGAATCTAATTTTTTTAATACTTTTATAGATTCATCTGCGGGTGAATGGATACAAACTTCTTATAATACGTATGGAAATCAACACCCCGAAGGGAGACCATTACGGGGCAACTACGCAGGACTTGGTTTTATATACGACAGAGAAAATGATGTTTTCTATGCACCACAGCCTTATCCGTCATGGGTATTAAATCAATCAACTTGGTTGTGGGAAGCTCCAACAGCGAAACCAAATAATAACAAAAATTATAGTTGGGACGAGACAAGCAAGTCTTGGGTTGAGAAGCAATGAGCGAACTGATTGACAAAAACGAGGCGGCCCTATCCGCCCACGAGCGCATCTGTGAGATCCGCTACGAGTCCATCTGTGCCAGACTCAAGCGTCTGGAGCAGCTGCTCATTGGCTCGGCTGGCTTTATCATCATTACCCTAATCACCATCGTATTTAAAATACACTAATGAATAATGTCAGACCCATTCGGAATAACAGAGGGCGCCAAGACCCTTGCAGCGAGCCTAGACTCAGCCCGTGAGGGATCACAACAACTAAGCAAGTCGATTGCAGACGTACAACAAGAAGCCGTCGACCTTGCAAACACGAGAGCCAGAGAGCGCAAGCGTGCCGACCGTGAAGCGGAGTTCAAAAAAGAACACGCACTCATCAAGGCCCTTGAGCAGTGGAACCACAAGAAGCAAATCTCTGACCAAGAGGCCAAGCTCAAAATTGACTTTGTCAAAAAACATGGAGCCAAAGAGTGGGACGCTCTTTTAAAAATTAAATTGGATATAGAAGAAATTGAACGAAAGAATAACGCAGAATTTCAACATGACCTTAAGGCGGTTAGAAGGGTGCAGCTCTACTGTTTTGCACTTGCTGCGGTCATTGCGTGGTATTGTACTTGGGGTTATAAGGGGTAAATGATATGGATTGGCTTAAACAAATTGCACCTACTATTGCTACTTGCCTTGGTGGCCCCCTTGCTGGTCTTGCTGTTACTGCTATCTCTAAAGCTCTGGGAGTGGATGAGGACAAGGTTCAAGACACCATCAACCAAGGCAAACTCAGCGCCGACCAAATCGTCTGCATCAAACAGGCAGAAATTGAGCTAGAAAAAAGTGCCCAAGAGCTAGGCCTAAACTTTGAGCAACTAGCCGTTCAAGATCGTGCCTCTGCCCGTGATCTGCAAAAAGAAACAAAATCAATCGTACCCCCAATCCTATCTGTCTTAGTAACAGTTGGGTTCTTTGGAATTTTAATTGGGCTCATGTCTGGACAGATCCACACATCAGATGCCCTCATGCTCATGCTAGGTTCCTTGGGAACCGCATGGACGGGAATTATAGCGTTTTACTTTGGCTCATCGGCAAGCAGCCAGGCCAAGGATGCGATGATACACAACTCAACGCCACTCAAGTAATTCCCCAATTTTGCATTATTACAATGCAAGAATAAGGAGTAAAAATGAAACAAAAGATAGTAGCAATACTATTGTGGTTGGCGGGAAGTATCGCAGCCGTCCACTTTACAAACCAATACACCCACATTGAAGAAAACATTATGGCAATTGCACAATCCACTCTAGCCTTTATTACCAAAGAAGAAGGTGCCCGTAATAAGGCATACAAGGACTCCAAGGGGCTTTGGACGATTGGCGTGGGTCATCTAATCAAACCAGACGAACAGCACCTCATCACCGCCACCCTAACAGACGAGCAGGTTGCAGAGCTTCTTAGAAGCGATTTAAAGTGGTGTAGCGAAGCCGTAGAGAGCTCGGTAAGGGTACCCCTTAGCCAGAGTCAATTTGACGCTCTATACAGCCTGTGCTTCAATATTGGCGAGACTGCTTTCCGCAAGTCTACCGTGGTTCGCAAGATTAACGAAAACGACCTCCAAGGAGCGGCTGATGCCATCCTAATGTGGAACAAGCCAGAGGTTTTAATAAACCGCCGTAAGCGTGAAAGAGCATTGTTTTTAGGGGCGTAATCACCCCTATTTTTGCATAAGTAGTATTAGGGAATTGATCATCCCATTATTCATTTAACCTTAAGGAAACACCATGGACGGCTTTACAACATTACCTAAAATGCAATGCTTCAGAGAAGGCGGCGCTGTAAAATCTAAACCAGTAGCAAAATGCTCTGGTGGCAAAATGAAAGAAGGCGGTAGCGCCGACTTAGCCCAAGACAAAAAAGTTATTAAAAAAGCATTTGCCATGCATGATGAGCAAGAGCACGAAGGTGAAAAGACTGATCTTTCCAAATTGCGTAAGGGTGGTCGTGCTAAGAAAGCCGTTGGTACAGTTAAGAAATACAAATGCGGTGGTGGTGTATTTGGTGCTAAAAAAACCAAGGAAGACATCAAAAACATGGACGATGCTAAAGACTGTAAACCTAAGATGTTAGCTGGTGGCGGTAGTGCTTTGAAAGATGTTGATGCTGAAGAAAATCCAGGGTTAGCTGAGTTGCCAACCAATGTGCGTAACAAAATGGGGTACAAGCGCACCGGTGGAAAAGTTAAGAAAATGATGACTGGCGGAACCTGCTCATAATGCCATATAAATCAGAAGCTCAAAAAGGCGCTATGGGTGCTGCAGCAGCTGGTAAGTCAACTCTTGGCATTCCTAAAAAAGTAGGTAAAGAGTTTATGAAAGCTGGTCCAGTAAGTAAAAACTTACCTAAAAAGGTAATGAAACGAGCAGCTGGTAGAGGACGGTAATGGCATACTCTGGTACATACAATCAAACTAAGGTCAATGTTGACGAGTTGATTTCCTATGCGTATCGTGACGCAGGTAAGACCTCGGAAGAGATGACACCAGAGTATGTACAAGCTGCTAAACAAGCACTCTTTTACATTCTACAAAACTCTGCAAACCGTGGCATTAATATTTGGTTACAAGAAATTATTGTGTTGGGTGCACAAACCAACCAGCAAGTTCTTCCCATGCCAAAAAATTGCGTGGATGTATTGGAAGCAAACTGGATCTATATTGTCAACCCAACGTTCTCTTCTACACTCCCAGTAGATAATGCAACAGTTCCAATTATGTTTGATCAATCAGGTAACGCTGATCTAAATGAACATGGAACCAGTACATTAGTTAAGAATTATTTTGGTGCAGCTTACTCTCAAGCGACGAGGTTATATTATGTTGGCTTTAATGCTTATGCTCCTAGTGGCAGTGCTACTTACAATCTTGATTTTCAAGTAAGTGATGATGGTGTTACATGGACTACTTGGGAATCATTCCCATCTGTCACATTGGCAGATCGTCAATGGCAATACTACGGTATCAACACAACACAAGCGTTTAATTTCTATCGCTTAAACAACCGCACAACTGGTTCTACCATGTCTATGCGCGCAATTCAATTTGCTCAATCACAGCAAGTTATTCCAATGGCCAGACTTAATCGTACTGATTATTTCTCCCTGCCAAACAAACAATTCCCTAGTCAACGCACATTACAGTATTGGTTCAATCGTCAGATTGATCCAGAAATGTATCTATGGCCTGTGCCTAACAACAACTTCCAAGCGTTCTCATTAATCATTGAGTGTCAGCCACAAGATGTTGGATCGTTGACTAACGAATTGTACATGCCAGATCGTGCACTCAATTACTTCCAAGCCGCGTTGTCACACAGATTGGCTATGCAATTACCTAGCACCGACATGGCTCGTGTGCAGTACTTGGAAAAGTTAGCTTTAGATGCACGTCAACAATTTGAAGATGAAGATCGTGATAAGTCACCAATCTACTTCCAACCTAACATTAGCTACTACACACGATGACCACAGCATACGTACAAACCTACGATAACTTGGTACTGGATGTTCAGCAGTACATGGAGCGTGATGACGCTGATTTTGTGGCGCAGATTCCAACCCTTATTGGTTTGGCTGAGTCTGCTATTGCTGCCGAATTAAAATCATTGTTGCAGTTAGTGGTCGTAGAAACTACATTGACAGCCACCGATCCAGTGTTAATTAAACCAACTCGCTGGAGAAAAACGGTTTCCATGAAAATCAATGGTGCTCCAGTGGTTATGCGTTCACAAGACTATATTGCCCAGTACAACTCCGAGTCTGACTTAGGTCAACCAAAGTTCTATGCTGAGTATGACTATAACAACTGGAACTTTGCTCCAGCACCAGATGATGACTATCCAGTAGAAATTATTTATTATAGCTTGGTGCAACCATTGGATTCAACCAATCAAACAAATCTGTTTACACAGATTGCCCCACAGGCGATGTTGTTTGGCACTTTGTTGCAAGCACAAGGTTATTTAAAAGCATTAGACAAGTTGCCTGTCTGGAAAGCATACTACACAGATTGCCTAGCAGCACTTAAGAAAGAAGACAACTCACGTCGTATTGACCGCAATACTACAGTACAGGAACCTTAATAAATGCCGACCTATGTATCGCCATTTACTGGTGACGTTGTCCAACAGACGGATGTCACATATTATGCGTTAGCTTTTAATGAAGACACGCAGTTATACTGGCCTGCCGTTCTCAATGGCACGCAAGTGCCTGCTTCACGCATTATGGACTGTACGCCAGATGGTGCAGATCTTACTGTATTCTTACCAAACGCCTCACAAGGCTCAAATGGTATTGACATTCTGTTCCGTAACTTTGGTACAGAGACATTCTTTATTGCCCAATTTGGTGGCTCTGGATCTTCATCTATTGCGCCGGGCGAATCCAAATATTACTACCTATCAGACAACAGTACCGACGCTGGTATCTGGCAAAATGTAACCTTTGGCACTGGCACATCTGCCGCTGACGCTGCCTCATTGGCTGGTGCTGGTCTTGCTGCTATTAGTGGTCAATTAGCAGTGACTCAGGCGCCAATCACTTCTAGCTCCTCCCCAACAATCACAGACGCAAGCCGCGCCAACACATTTGTTTGGACTGGCGGTAACGGTGTGTTTGCACTACCGTTAGCTTCAACACTTTCTTCTGGCTGGTGGATTGGATTTAGAAATAACGGCACAGGCACATTAGTCTTAACCCCAAACACTGGCGAATTAATTAATAGGTCTGTTAATGTCAGTGCGCCTCCTGGTGGATCTGGCTTTATATTTTATCAGCAATCAACTGGTGAATTTTACACCATTGGTCTGCAGACACCATCCAACGTTACATTTACATCTGCAGTATACGATGTAGATAATATTGTGGGTCCAACACTAAGCCTTGTTACTTTTGCTCCAGTTATTCAAACCTATGTATCATTATCTGGCACACGCACAACTAACTTAAATGTAGTATTACCAGCAACAACAGCACTGTACATTTTAATTAATGACACGACAACGGTGCTTTATGACATTACGTTTAGTATTTCAGGGTCTATGGCAACGCCTACTGTCTTAGCTCCAGGAAGTATTATTACCGCATTGTCAGACGGTAATCAACTTATTATCCTTTCACAAAGTTCGGCAGTTTACTTTTATGGTGCCGATGGTTCTGCTTCTCTTCCTACTTTTTCATTTTTAAATGATACCTCAACAGGTATGTATTTAGATAACATCGGTATTTTAGGATTAAGTGCAAACGGCACTAACATGCTGATGTTGGATAACTCTATTCCAAGCACACCATTAATTTCTACATCTGCTGATGTTACAACCAGTGCAACTATTACCGCCGAAGGTGGTGTTCTTGGTGGGACATTTTAATGGCTACACAACAAAATGTAGCTCCTCCAGTATCAGAACAGTACAACCTAGTTTACACATTGGGTGTACAAGCTGGTATTAAACGGGACGGTACTAAATTTGAATCTCGTGAATACCAAGACGGCGTATGGTGTCGTTTTCAACGTGGCACACCTAAGAAAATGGGTGGCTATCGTGAGATCTTTGGTACATTTACTGGCATTCCAAGAGGCATGGTGGTTAGCCCATACAACGGCGTTAACTACATCTTTACTGGCAATCGTTATGGTATTGATGTGTTTATTACAGGTAATACTATTGGTGTAGGCTCTGGACCATACATTGCAAACATTTTGCCGGGTTACTCACAATTTACAGTAGCTAGTAATACTACTAATGATTTTGTAATCACCAGTACTGCAACACCAACACCTATTGACTATACCTCTGTATTCCCCGCTGGTACAAAAGTTATTTTTGATCAAACAAATCCAGCGGTTGTATATAATGTAACAGGCTCAACATTTAGTTCACCAGATACTACCGTAACTGTTACCGAAACTATTGCTGGATCACCAACGGATGTCTGGCTATATAACACAAACTACAGCCCAGATGCTCGTAACTTGTGGCAGTTTGATTTACAATATTCTCCAGCTGGTGGCGCATTAAAAGTATTAGCGCACCCTGGTTTAAATTTAAACAACATTGACAACGCCGAAGAAACCCAAGTATTAGTTGGTGACATTTTGCCAGCTACTGCTGGTGTGTGGAACTTCTATGGTTTATCAGATAGCACAGGACAACAACCAACCTATCGACCTATTAGCGTTAATGGTGGTGTGTGCGTGTTATATCCTTACATATTTGTATACGGTGATAACGGCTACATTGCTAACAACCATGTTGAAACAACATACGGAACGCAGACATTAACTGATTGGAACGGAGCAACCGCCAACCAAATCAACATGTCTTCTTCCAAAGTTATAAAAGGTATACCAGTTCGTGGTGGTACCAACTCACCGTCTGGTTTGTTTTGGGCTACTGACTCACTCATTCGTGTGTCATTTACTGGTACAGCCCCACTATACTGGCGTTACGATATTGTTTCCAGCCAGATTTCTACTATGTCATCGTCTTGTTTTGTCGAGATGGACGGTGTGTTTTACTGGCTTGGCGTTGACCGTTTCTATCAATACAACGGTGTGGTTAGTGTTCTGCCTAATGATAAAAATGTAAACTGGCTTTTTGATAACATTAACTTTGTACAGCGTCAAAAAGTATGGGCTACTAAGGTACCACGCTATAACGAGATCTGGTTCTTTTATCCCCGTGGCTCTGCAACAGAATGCACCGACGCAATTATCTATAATGTAAAAGATAAAATCTGGTATGATGCTGGCCAAGCTTCGGGTGCTCGCCGTTCATGCGGATACACCACAGAGATTTTTCCAACACCAATTTGGTGTGGCTGGGATTATGAGGTAACTTATAGTCCGCCGTTTACTTTAATTGATACACCAGATGGCGAAGCGCCAGCTAATGCAAACCAATTTTATTTAGAGGGTGATGCAACACCAACATTTGCACCAGGCGACCATTTTTCTTTTTCAAACGCTGGTGACCCAGCGGCTACAGTTTATACTGTAGAGACAAGTGAACTCATTATTACAGGGTTGGTACCAGCTCCGGGTGTTACTTTAGTAACTGCTACTGAAAACTTTTCTCCAGCTGTAACAGCGGGAGATGTGGTGTATTACATTGAGGGTGGCTATCCAATTTGGCAACAAGAGTATGGCTACAACAAGATAACATTTAACGAAGAACTTGCCATTACCTCTAGCTTTACAACTTGCGATATTAGTTGGGTTGGTGGAACACCATCACAAGATACCCCCTCTGGCGTTAATCGTCGTATGCACTTACGCCGCGTTGAACCAGACTTTGTACAAGCTGGCACTATGTCAATGGAAATTGATGGCCGTAAGTTTGCTAGGGGTTCTGTAGAAAACTCTGGGCCATATTACTTTGATCCAGAAACAGGCAAGATTGATTTGCGAGTGGAGCACAGAGAAGTTAGCTTAACATTTACTTCTAATGATATTGATGGTAACTATGAGATGGGTCGTATTCTCATTACATCAGAATACGGTGACGAGCGTCCATAATGGCACAGCAGATATTCTTTCCATTTAACCCCACTGGCATGGATTGGGAACAATGGAACGGCAATTTAATCATGTATTTTGGTGCGGAACCCATCCCATACATGTCAGAAGATGATTGGAAAATAACAGCTAAAAACGTGTCTCAGCTTCCACGGTTTTCTGTGTATCCAGTTTCAGATCCAGATTTGTATGAAGACTGGCAAAACTGGGCTTTAGAGTTTACTCAAATTATTAATGGCCCCTCTCAGTAGGGCGAAAACACCCTAATATTTGCATATGTAGATATAGGGTAAATATAAAGGCTAAGATGGTAGTCGACAGCAAAAAGCAACAATTAAAGTTTGACGATATTGTTAAGATTTCAGTTCAAGAAACGAAGTCTCAATATCCCGCGCCTGTTGCTATGGTAGGTATTACCAAAGAAATTACCATGCCCGGTGTTATAACTTCTCGTATTGGCAACACCGTATTTATTATACATACTGATAAAAAAAGTCCAAAACATATTTTTTTTCGTGCTTTAAATGCGGACACAGCCAAAAATTATGTTGAAAATAGTAAAAAGTTTACGGAACAAATGAAGAAAAAAGGGTACACCGCTATGGTAACTCAATTTCAAGATCCTACTATTTTGAACATATTTAAAGCGATTGCTCGTGGTAAACCCGCAGATATGGGTTATGCTGTACAAAAATCAAAAGACGGAAAGACATATCAAGTGTCTGTACAACTCAGCAAAGGGCATAAATAATGAGCTCAGTTGTTGATACAGTCACAGATTTTGTTGGCGATGTTGTTGATACTGTTGGTGACATTGGTCAATCTGTTATTGATGCTGGCAGTCAAGTAGTTGATACTGTTAGCACGGCTGTATCTGATGTAGCTCAAACTGTTAGTGACGCTGGCGTTTCGATTGACAAAGCAGTAAACGATAACATACCCGGCGGTTGGGCTACTGTAGGTGCCGTTGCACTTACCATAGCTAGTGCTGGTACAGTAAATCTTGAAGGCGAAACAATGGCTGGCGAAATTGCTGCTGGCACAGTTGGTTCTGCTGGAGGCACTGGCGTTGGTTTAACTTCTGGTGCAGTAGATGCTACTTTAGTTGAAGGACTTAGTGGAAGTACACAAGCGGCATTAGAAGCCGCTGGTCAAGGTGCTGTTAAAGGTGCAGCTATAGGTGCTGCCAAGTCTGCAATCATGGGTGGTGATCCATTACAGGGTGCATTGACTGGCGCTGTCGCTGGTGGTCTTGGTGGCGGGTTTGGTAACTACGCTAGTGGTTTAACTGAAGGTACAGACTTAGCAGATTATTCTAGACTAGTTGGTTCTGTAGCCGGCGGCACAGCCGCTGGTGCTGGATCTGCTGCAGTAAACGGGCGTGATCCACTCACTGGCGCTTTGATTGGTGCCGTTGCTGGTGGTACTAGCAACCTTGCTTCTAACATCATGCCTACAGATGTTAATCCAGCAATTACAAGCGCTGGGTTAGGTGCTATTAAAGCTGGGTTAACTGGTGGTGATCCAGTCACTGGAGCTTTAACTAGTGCTGGCGGATCTTTATTAGGTCAAGGTGTTGGTGCTGGTTACGATGCTGGTAAAGGATTTTTAGCTGGCTTAAACAATGGTGATACTAATACGCCAGCGTCTAATCCAGAATACGATAAATTAGTTGCCGCACTTGGTGGAGATAAAGCTGCAGCAGATGCTTGGTTGCAAGGGCAGAATGCGGATGTGCAAAAAGCATATGCTCCCACAGCAGGCGTAACAGCTGAGTTTATTGGTTCTGATGTACCAACTTCCGCTACACCATTAGTGACACCAAAGGATTCTTTTCCAGATAAGTCTAGCCCAACTGGATTTAGTAATAATGATGGTCAACCAGTAAACGAAGACGGTAGTGCGTATAAATCGCCGTTAGATGCTGCGTTAACACCAATCATTGATGATAATAAAATGCCAAGTAATGGTGGATTGCCTACTACAACAACACCGAATGTGCCAGAGGGGTATTCGCTTCAACCACCAAATCTAGATAGACCAATGGCATACACAACTGTTATGCCACCCGAAGGTACTACTTGGGCGTACAACAATACCACTGGTGAAAGAATATCGGTTCCCGTAAACGGTGGTGGCAACGGTAGTAGTCCTATTGATGCGGGTAGCGGACCTATTGCTGGTAATGGTGATGGCAACGGTACTGGTGGTTCTGGATCGGGCGGTTCTGGCGATGGTAGTAGTACTGGTCCCGTTGTCATACAACCAGTATTACCTCCCACTGCTGGTGGTGGCTCTGGATCGAGTGGTTCTGGAGGTGGTGGAGGATCGAGCGGTATTGGTTCTGGATTAGGTAGTATTGTGGGTGGATCAGCGTTAGCAGCACAGCAATTAAATAACCAAGCTACTAATCCAGGTTTGATGAATTTAACACCGGGTTTAACAAAGCCTATGGACTATGATTTAGCAGGACTTTCACATTACGCAACTGGTGGATCAACCACATCTAAAAATTCATCTGCTTTATTTGATGATAAAGGTGCGTATAACTACGGTAACCTTAGTGATACACCTTTAACTGCTGCTTTGACTAAACACAATGTTGGTTATACTTTAACTGGTTTGCCTAGTAAAGCAGACGGCGGTTTGATTGAGCATATGGCTGCTGGTGGTCAGTTTGGAATGAGTGGAAATTTTGGATTAACTGATAAAACCGCACCAGCACACGAATCATTCCAACCACCACAGTTTTTCTCTGAAGGTGGTAAAGATTTACATCACCGTTATGTAAAAGGCGCTGGTGATGGTACTAGTGATAGTATTCCCGCCATGTTAGCAAACGGTGAGTTTGTTATTCCAGCGGATGTAGTATCCAATTTAGGTAATGGTAGTAATGATTCTGGCGCAAAAATATTAGATGAATTTTTGCGTGTAATTAGAGAACATAAGCGTAAAGCAGATAGTCGTCATCTACCCCCCGATAGTAAAGGTCCGCTGTCATATTTGACAGACGCAAAACGTAAAGCGAGAAAATAAAATGGCTGGTTTAAATAATCTAATTTCTAACACAGGGCAACAAACCACAACTCTACCAAGTTGGTTTGATACCGCCCAACAAAATGTGGTTAGTCAAGCTGGTCAAGCTAATGCAGGCGCTCCAGCCCCAGGTCAAACAGTTGCTCAAAATGCTGTAAATGCTTTGTCTGGACCTTCAAATGCATTTACCAATGCTGCTGGCACATTACAAAACATTGCATCGGGTGCGGCTAATCCGTTTATGACCGATGCTTCTGGTCAAGTATCACCAAACACTAGCACACCATTGGGTAGTTTGTTTCAAGCTCAAAACCAACAGTTGCAACAAATCATGCCACAGTTTACAGCACCAGTGGATGCTGCTTCTATTGGTTCTGGCAACTTCGGTGGCTTGCGTGGACAAACTGCATACAACAAAGCAATGGCTGATGCACAAGCAAATCTGTTTGCTCAGCAAAACCAAGCGGCATTACAAAACCAATCTACTGGTGTGCAAGCTGGTATTGGTGCTGGCACTGTGTCCCAAGAGAACATTAATAACTTACTACAGACTGGCCAGTACCAACAAGCCGCTCCGTTTATTAACGCATCTAACTACGGTAAAATTCTTGGTGGCATTCAAGCCCCTACCACAGTTAACAACCAAACTCAACTCTCTCCATTAAACCAAATTGCTGGTTTAGTATCTGTTCTTGGTGGCCCAGCTGGCACAACTGGCGTATTAGGTCAATTCGGTATTAAGAATGGCTTACAAGGATTAATCGATAAAATTACTGGTGGTAGTAGCAGTAGTAGCAATAGTTTTGTACCCTCTGGTGCTCAAAGTATGGATACATTAATGAATCCTCCAACAAATGATTATACCTACACTGATGCTTCTGGCAACACACAAACTGGAACCAATGATCAATTTTATTTCGATAGGTAATAACAATGGCTGAAACCTCAACAACTGAATCGGGTGCCTTAGATGTTCTTACCGCTAAAACGGGCACTAATGCAAAACCCACTATTACTAACCAAGGCATTTTGGATGATATGCAAAAGTTGTATGATCAAAAGCTTGCAGAAAAGAATTACTTTATGCAAGATTTGGCTGACGCTCAAGCATGGTGGTCTGGTGGTGCAGCCGGTCCATCTGCTGGTCTAGCCCAACGCGCTCAAACTCGTGCGTTGCAATCTAAACAGTTAGAAGATTTACAAGCACAACTATCACAAGGTAAAGTAAACCTTGCTCAATTAGGTCAAGCCAATGAAGAATTAAAACCTGGTGCAGCAGCATTGTCTGGAATACCCACTGGCGGAACGGGTAGTGCTGGAACACAATTTTCTGCCGCTGGTGAAAAATTAGTGCCTTACAAAGGCGTAATGATTCCAGAAAGAGTTTATCGTGTTCTTCAAACTTATATTAGTGCTGGTAATAAAGCTAAAGCTGATGAAGAGTTTGCTAAATATGTTACCGAAGAAAATAAATTCTTTACTAACCCGAATGCATACGAACAAAAAGATTACTTTGACAAAAACACTGGTATGGATCGCCGTAGTCCAATAGATATTCGTGGTGGTGGTGCAAATGCTCCAGTTGTTCGACCTTCAGTAAATGCTCCTACAACGCAACCGCCAGTGGTAACTCCTTCCGTTCAACCATCAGTAACTACTCCTATTGCTCAACCAGCGGCCGCAACTTTTAAACCTGCCGGTGAAGGTGATGTATATCGTTTTGAAAACTTAAGTGATACAGCAAAAGAGCGTTTAAATAATTATGCTAGAAACGAACTAGGGCTTAAAGGCGATGCAATGAATCGCGCTGATGCCTCTGAGTTGTTTAACAGAATGCCGATGGATCAACGAAAAAATGCTTTTTTAGCGGCTAATGAAAAACCCGTTGTATCCACACAGGCTTCTGCACCAGCAATGACCCCCGTTTCCGCAGCGGCTCCAATGTCATCAACGATTTCAGCTCAAGGTCCGCAAAACTATTCACAATATAAAGTAGAGCAAGCTGGTAGAGAAAAATCTTCCGAACAAGAAGGTACTGCCGTTGGTAAAGCCGCTGGTGAACGTCGTGCTTCTTTGGAAAACCTACGATCAGAACTTGGTTTAAAAATTAAAAATGCAACTTCTCTTTTAAATATTTTAGATGAAACTCCAGAAGCTGTTGGTATAGGATTTAGAAATTCTACAACGGGTGCTATTTTAGAAGCTGGTAGAGCTGGTTTATTTTTAGGTAAAAGAGATTTAGAAGAGCTTGCAGCAACTCAACTTTCTCCTAAAGCTAGAGAAAACAGAGCCAAGTTTGATTCTATTGCCGCCGCTGTGGTTGCTGAAGAAAGACGCAACCTTGCAAAAGGAACTGGTACTGTAAGTAACTATGAAACAGAACAATTTGAAAAAGCAACTGGTTTGAATAAGAAAAGTCCTGCTGAAGCAAATCGTTACTTTGCCATATTTATTGCTGAAAATCTTCGTGCTAAAGCAGAATTGATTAAAGAATTGGATAAGAATCCAAAACAAACTATGGGTGATTTTGAAAGATCTGCAAAATATCAAGAAATTATGGCAGAAAGAGATAGACGGCTTGAAAAAATATTTCCAGAGTTAGCAAATAAAGATATTGCTTTTGGACAAAAAACGCCAAGAGTTTCTAAAGATCGAATGAGTGAATTGGATAAAATTTATGGCGGAGCTAGATAATGAATGATCTTAATCAGCTGTATTCTTTATTAGATGCAGCACATTCAAAAGCTGAATCTGGCGATCCAGAAGCCGCTAAACACGCCAAAGAAATTTATGATCATATTCAAACGGTTAAATTAACTAAACAAAGAGCAGAGGAAACCCCACCAATTCTTACAGGGATTGCTGGAGCGACCCTAGGTACGCCAGTTAGTACAGGATATGGCGTTTACAAAACTGTCACCAATCCTACAGTACAAAATGTTGCATCTAATTTAGTTCATGGTGGAAAAAATTGGGTTAAAGCATTAACTGGTGTCACACCCAATGTGCCTGGCGGTTCTCAAATGGATGAGGCAGCACTTAAACAAGCTCAAGGAATGGTAAAGACTATTCAACCCGGCGGAGAACTAGCTGGTGGTAGTATTTACAAAGATTCCGTTCTTGTTGGACCAGATATAAAAGCGCAAGCTGCTAAAAACATTGCTGCTCGTGAAGCTGGAATGGGCAGTAGATTTTTAGAAAGTGCCAAAAATTTTGCTGGTAACGCTGGAAAAGTATACGCTCCAGTTGCTAAATTTGCTGGTCCCGTAGCTGGTGGTTTTCAAGCTGGTTACGAAGGCATGGATGCTATTAATCGATTTAACCGTGGTGATACCACTGGAGGTATTTTAAGTACCATTAGTGGTGGTGCTGGTCTAGCGTCAATGTATCCTCCATTAGCTCCTGTTGCTCTTCCAATTAGTGCTACTGCTAGTGGTCTTGGGTGGGCGTTAGACGAGTACAGAAAACGCAAACATCAACCACAACAAGGATATGAGCAACAACCTGCTCAATATGCAACTGGCGGTTTAGTTTATTTAAGGTAATTAATGGCCTATATTGATCCTATCACTGGTGCCTATGTCGCCGATAGTTTAGATGCACTTCCGCCGGGCTACAACCAGCCTAAAACTGGCAACGAAGCCAATGTGGCTCAGATGCGTGCCCAGCTTAATAGTGAAGAAGCACTGCGTCAACAACAAGCTGCTGCACAAATAAAAAACAATTACTTATCTGATCCTACTGGATTGGCTAAATTTGCCATGCAGCGTATGCCTGGAGCGTCTTTTGTCCAAGGCTTAATGCCTTCCATCTTAGCACCATTTCAACTCGCTGGTTCCGCGGCATATGGAATTGGCAATCAAGCTGTCAATCCCCAAACTGCAAACTTCAATGCTGATACTGCTAAAGCCATGCGTGCTATGCAGTACACCCCGCCTACACAAGCTGGTAGAGATATCAGTGAAGGCATTGGTAAATTTGGTGAAGCTGTTGGACCACTACCAGAGTTTTGGGTGCCACAGCGTGGTAGAGGCTTTACGCCAGATGACCTTGCTGTCGCTGGTAGAACTGCCACCCAAGACTTCCGTAACTTTGGATCTGATTATGCAAACGCTAAAGCTGGTGTACAACGTGAGTACCCTACTGCTGGTTCTCGTGCTGCTCAATTTACTGATGTAGCTGGTGATATGGTTCGTCCTATGGCTGAAAAAGCATACGACATGTATATGAACCCAGAGAGTAGTGTTGAAGTTTATGGCATGCGACCCGGTGCTAACCTTAGTGGTTTAGCAACTGCTGGTGGCCCAATGTACGCTGTTAAACCAAAGGGTGGCAACTGGCCAACTAATTTGGGTAGTACTGCTCCTTTAAAAGAACAGGGTGAGTTTGGTAAACATTTGTCTCAAGTTCAATACAGCGACCCCCTACCAATGTTTTTAGAACAAATAAAAACACACTATCCTAGAGGCATTCAGAATCGAGAATTACAAAATAGTTGGGAAGATTATCTATATAATTATGTAAAAGATAACGCTAAAGGAGAGGCGTTTTCTGATCCTTATGGTCCAGCGATGACGGCCTTGAAAAATGAAGCAGCTAATAAATTTGCTACAGATTTTAATAGCAAATTGGCGGAAGGCGATAAACCAATTCATACTGTAAGTGATATTGAAAAAGTATTACCAGCATATAACTCTTGGATAATGGGACCATATCAAAAGTATATGACAAACCAATTGGGTACTGGTTTAGCAACGGATCCCTTGTTGCAAGCTGTTAATGAAAGTGGTATGCCAGTTGACGAAATATTTGGCTTGCGTCATGAAGTTCCAGAATATACTCAAGATAGTGGAGGAGAACGAAGAAGATCTTTTGTAAATAGTATTACAAACTATGGAACAAATGCCTCCGCAGTAAACGCTTTAGAAAACTCACCTGTTGGTAAAATCACTGCAACTACTCCGAGCGGTATTTCATACGAAAATTTATTGGATATGACATTGTATCCAAAAGGTACTTACGCTTTTTCTCCAGAAGAAGGTTTTCCAGTTTCAGCAAAATTAGATGATAATGCTTTAATTACGGATTTCTTAAACGAACCGGTAGAACATACTGGTTTTAACAAAATTAGAAACCGAGTATTTCAAGATCTTATGTCTGGCAATATTAGCCCAGATAAGTTATCTAATGTCACACCAGCTACAGTAACTCGCCAAATGATTAAAGATAAAATGGCTGAGTTTAAAGAAGCGCAGTTAAGTAAAAAAG